TAGGTTCGAAGTGGTTCCACTCCGACCAGAAGAGTAGAAGTCAGCAGCTCGGATTAGTTTTGCTCGGCGCCAATATCCCGGACGGTCTTCAATGGAAGACCATGGACGGCTCCTTCGTCACCATGACGCAGGCTCTGGCACAGCAGATTCTCGCAGCTGGAGCCGCTAGCGATCAGGCGATATTCGCTGCGGCAGAGGCCCATAAAGCCGCCATGGAAGCCAGCGAAGACCCGGCATCCTACGACTACTCGACCGGCTGGCCGGCGACCTTCGCGGGGTAATACCATGCCATCCATCCGCCTCCTATTCACCACCACCAGCAAGCCCTTCTCGGCCGCCATCCGTGCGCTGACCTGGTCGCGCTGGTCGCACGTCGCCATCATCGACGGCGATACGGTGATCGAGGCGGCGGCGCTGCAGGGCGTATGCCGCACGCCGCTCCGGGCGGCCATCGAGCACGCCCGGGAATACGCCAGCGGCTACCTGCGCTGCGCCAACCCGCAGGCCGTCATCGAGGCCGCCGCCAGCCAGATCGGCAAGCCCTACGACTACACCGCCATCCTCGGCCTCGGCCTGCGCCGCGACTGGCAGGAGGACGACGCCTGGTTCTGCTCCGAACTGGTCGCGTGGTCGATGGCGCAGGCCGGAACCCCTCTTTTCCGCCACGAATCCCTGCGCCGCGTCACGCCGGAACACCTGTGGATGCTCTCGCCGGAGTAATCCGGTCGTAACCCAATCCCCTACACCCGCCGCCGCGCGACACCCGCGCGCGCGCTGGGCAACATGGGCGGGCACACCTTGAACAGGAGCCCTCCATGCCCGCCGATTACCACCACGGCGTACGGGTCGTCGAACTATCCGACGGCCGTCGCCCGATCCGCACGATCGAAACCGCCATCATCGGCCTCGTCGCCACCGCCGCCGACGCCGACGCCGCGTTCTTCCCGCTCAACACCGCCGTCCTCGTCACCGACGTCCTCACCGCCATCGGCAAGGCCGGCACCAACGGCACGCTCGCCAAGACGCTGGACGCCATTTCCGACCACGGCAGCCCGGTCTGCATCGTTGTCCGCGTCGAAGCCGGCGCCGATGCCGCGGCCACCAACTCCAACGTTATCGGAACGGTCACGTCCGAAGGCCAGATGACCGGCATGAAGGCCCTGCTCTCGGCACAAGCCAAGTTCGGCATCAAGCCGCGCATCCTCGGCTGCCCGGGCCTCGACACGCTGCCGGTGGCTACCGAACTCGTCAGCCTCGCCAAGAAGCTGCGCGGCTTCGCCTACGTCAGCGCCAACGGCGCCGCCACCAAGGAAGAAGCCGTCACCTACCGCGACAACTTCGGCGACCGCGAAGTCATGGTCATCTGGCCGGACTTCCAGTCCTGGGACACCACCGCCAACGCCACCGTCACCGCCCCGGCCGTCGCCCGCGCGCTCGGCCTGCGTGCACAGATCGACGACGAAATCGGCTGGCACAAGACGCTCTCCAACGTCGCCGTCCAGGGCGTCACCGGCATCAGCAAGGACGTCTTCTTCGACCTGCAGGACCCGAGCACCGATGCCGGCTACCTCAACAGCAACGAGGTCACCACGCTCATCCGCCGCGACGGCTACCGCTTCTGGGGTTCCCGCACCTGCTCGGCCGACCCGCTGTTCGCGTTCGAGAACTACACCCGCACCGCCCAAGTGCTGGCCGACACCATCGGCGAAGCGCACATGTGGGCGGTCGACAAGCCGATGAACCCGTCGCTGGTCAAGGACATCATCGAAGGCATCAACGCCAAGTTCCGCGAGCTGAAGGCGCTTGGCTACATCATCGATGGCAAAGCCTGGTACGACCCGGCCGTCAATGACGAGGTCACCCTCAAGGACGGCAAGCTGTACATCGACTACGACTACACCCCGGTCCCGCCGCTGGAAAACCTGATGTTCCGCCAGCGCATCACCGACCGCTACCTGGCGGACTTCGCCAACCTGATCGGAGCGTAAATCATGGGCCTGCCCGCAATCCTCAAGAACTTCAACCTGTTCAGCGACGGCAACAGCCTGATGGGCATCGCCGACGAAGTCACCCTGCCCAAGCTCTCCCGCAAGACGGAAGACTTCCAGGGCGGTGGCATGCCCATGCCGGTAGAACTCGACATGGGCAACGAGAAGATCGAGCTCGACTGGAGCTGCGCCGGATTCGTCGCCGACGCCGTCAAGCAGTACGGCGCCAGCAAGGTCGGCGGCAGCCTGCTGCGCTTCGCCGGCGCCTACCAGCGCGAAGACACCGAAGAGGTCCAAGCCGTCGAAATCGTCGTCCGCGGCCGCCACAAGGAAATCGACTTCGGAAACGCCAAGATCGGCGACAAGAGCCAGACCAAGGTCAAGACCGTGTGCAGCTACTACAAGCTCACCGTCGACGGCCAGGTGCTGTTCGAGATCGACGCGCTGGCGATGATCTTCATCGTGAACGGCGTCGACATGCTGGCGAAGCAGCGCAAGGCCATCGGCCTGGCGTAAGGGATACCACCCCGAGAGAACTGCCCTGCCAGACGGCTACGCAGGGAGGAAGGAGAGTAAGGCGCCCGCCGTTCATGAGGGCGCCTGTTGGAAACCAAGGAGAACCCATGAGCACCAACACCGTCACCCTGACGACGCCGCTCAAGCGCGGCGACACCGAAATCACCCAGATCACCCTGCACAAGCCGAATGCCGGCGCCCTGCGCGGCGTCAGCCTGCGCGCCTGCCTCGACATGGAGACGGACGCCGTCTGCACCGTCGTCCCGCGCATTTCCGACCCCAAGATCACCCCGCAGGAAATGGCCACCGCCATCGAGGCGCCCGACCTGCTCCAGCTGGGGGCCGCCCTCGCGGGTTTCTTGCTGCCGCCTTCGGTGATGGCGGAGGCGGCGAAGAACTTCGAATCCCAGAGCGAGTAGAAGAGTTCATGGCCGATATCGCCGCCGTCTTCCACTGGCAGCCGTCCGAGCTGTACGCCATGAGCCTGCGCGAGCTGGCCGAGTGGCGTGAGCGTGCCCGGGTGCGTAGCGGAGCCGACGATGGCGAGTAGCCTCGAACTCAAGGTCATCTTCGCCGCGGTGGACAAGTTCGTCCGCCCGGTGAAGAACATTACCGACAGCGCCGGCGCCGCCGCCAAGGCGCTGCGCGACAACAACGCGCGAATGAAGGAACTCGGCCGCACGGTCGAGCAGATCGACGCCTTCCAGAAGGCCGCGAAAGACGCGGCCATCACCGCCAACGTCTTCGCCAAGAACAGCCGCGAGCTGGAAACGATCAAGGCCAAGATCGCCGCCGTCGGCGTGCCGACGAAAGCCATGTCCGCCGAGCTGGAGCGCCTGACGCGCCGCTCCGAAGAACTCAAGCAGAAGCACCAGTCGCTGACCAACACCGAGCAGGCCCTCTTCGAAAAGCTGAAGGCCGCAAAGGTGGATACCAGCAACCTCGCCGAGGCTCGCCGGCAGCTCGCCAGCGCAAACTCACAGGCGGTAAACGATAGCCGCCGTCTTCAGACCGCGCTGGAAGCCGAGAACCAGAAGATGCGGCGACTGAAGGCCGCGCAGGCCGACCTGCAGAAAGCCCGCGAACGCGCCGGCAAGGTCATGGCCGCCGGCGCCGGCATCAGCGCGGCAGGCGTCGCCGTCGGTCTGCCGGTAGCCAAGGCCACCAAGGACTTCGCCGACTTCGAAACCGCCATGCTCGGCGTCGCCCGCCAGATGGACGGCGCCCGAGACGGCAGCGGCAAGGTCACGAAGGACTACTGGGCCATGGCCGACGCCATCAAGGCCATGTCCGAGCGCCTGCCCGGCAGCGCCGCCGACATCGCAAAGATCGTCGAAGGCGGCGCAAGAATGGGCATTCAAGGGCGGGAAAATCTGCTCAAGTACGCCGAAGCAACGGCCATCATGTCTCAGGCGTTCGATATCCCAGTCGAGCAGATCGGCAAAGACATGGGCACCGTCGCCCAGCTCTACAAGGTGCCCATCGCCAACATCAAGGAACTCGGCGACACCATCAACTGGCTGGACGACCAATCGAATGCCCAAGGCGGCGACATCATCGACGTCATGAAGCGCATCGCCGGCACGGCCGATATGGTGAAGATGAGCTACAAGGAAGCCGCCGCGCTCGGCTCCACCTTCCTGAGCCTCGGCGCCAACTCGGAGGTGGCGGCCAGCGCAACCAACGCCATGATCCGCGAACTCTCGATCGCCACCATGCAGAGCAAGCGCTTCCAGGGCGGCATGGCGATGCTCGGCCTGAACAGCAAGGACGTGCAGGCATCCATGGGCAAGGACGCCACCGGCACCATCATCAAGGTGCTGGAGAAGATCAAGAGCCTCTCCGGCGACAAGCAGCTCGAAGCCGCCACGCGCCTCTTCGGCAAGGAATTCGGCGACGACGCCGCCAAGCTCGCCGGCCAGCTTGACGAATACCGCAAGGCATTGCGGCTAGTGAACGAAGAAAAGGCAAAGGGCTCGATGGACCGCGAATTGAGCGCTTGGCAACAGACGCTGGCGGCCTCAACGCAGAACACACAGGACGCCTTTGAAAACCTGTCGAGCGAGCTCGGGAAATATCTGAAGGGCGCTGCCGTCGGCGCGCTTGAAACCACCATGAGCATTGTCCAAGGCGTGCGCGACTGGGCCAAGGAAAACCCGGTCCTAGCCGACAGCCTGATGACCGTCGCCAAATGGCTGGCCATCGCGCTTTCCAGCGTCGGCCTCCTGACCGCCGCCGCCGGCGCCATCATTGTCCCGCTGGCCATCATGAAAGCCTCGCTGGTGTCGCTTGGGATCGCTGGCGCCGGCTCAATGGGCATGATCAGCCTCGGCATCCGGGCCATCGGAATAGCGCTCAAGGCAACCGGAATCGGTCTGCTCGTCACCGCCCTGATCTACGGCGCCGAAAAAATCTACGACAACTGGGATGCCATCAAGGAACTATTCGCCTCGTTCCTCGACGGCATCATCGGCAAGATCAACCGCCTGAAAGAAAACCTGCGCTACCTGTTCCCGAGCATGTTCGGCGACCTGAAAGACACGCCGACCAGGGCATCGGTAACGCAAACGATTGCGGCATCGCCCATCCTCAAAACGGTCGGCGGCAGCACCTACAACTTCAATTTTAACGGCCAGGTCGGAGCGATGAGCAATGCCGATCGGAACGCACTCGCCTCGGATATCCGCGCCCAGATCGAACGCATGGACCGCGAGAAGGCCGCCCGGGAACGCAGCCGGCTGCGGGATCGGGAATAGCGGTTTTTTCCCGTCGACCGCAGGACGGGTTTTTGTAGCCAAGGGCTAGCGCAACCTGCGCCACCCTTAGCGGATGGGGTCACATCCGTTGTGACCCCTCTCCACTCAGCAGCGGTTGACACGGGGCGGACGCCGGCATAACCTCCGCCCCAATGCTGAAACAACAGCAGGCGGGCTTGGCGGCCCGAGTTACTAGGCGGACGACCGCCTCACCAGCGGTTTTTTTACGTCCGTCGCATGGCAGCCTATGGGCGGGCCGTGCGGGAGGGCTTCGGCCCTGCCGGTTCCTAGTACCGGTCCGCCAACCCGCACGGTCCCGCTCACCCCTCTTGGCGGAGGGAGAGCGGAAAAAAACAAACCGCTACTAGGAGGCCACCATGGCTAGAAATCTCATCTCCGTCCACGACGCGATCACCCGGGCCGAAGGCACTGCAAACGGTCTGGACGCCCTCATCTCCCTGCTCGTCAGCGCCCGCGAAGGCGACATGCCGAAAGGCCATCATCTCGCCGAACTGCTCAACGGCCTCCACGTTGAACTGGTCCGCCACCTCGAAAGCGCCCGGGACGGCCTCCGCGAGTCGAAGTAAGATAACGGCATAAGCGTTCAACCGTGGCGATTATCACCATGGTTCGGGCTTGTATTGCAGTAACTGCAATTGTTTGAGTAATCACCGGGGGAAGCATGAACAATCAGAACGCCATCGCTTTTGCATTCGACGAGCGCGCCGTCCGCGTTTTGCCGACTAATTCAGGGTCTTTCAAGGTCGTTGCCAAGGATGTCGCTGACGCACTTGGGTATGTTTGGAAGGGAGCGGACTCAATTCGGCACGTTCCTGAAGAGTGGAAGGGGGTCCATTCGGTATGGACCCCCTCCGGCGAGCAGGAAATGCTCGCGCTCACTGAAGAGGGCCTTTATTTCTTCCTCGCCCGCAGCGACAAGCCAAAGGCCCGCGGCTTCCAGAAGTGGCTGGCCGGTGAAGTCCTTCCGGCGATTCGCAAGAACGGCCATT